AAGACTGGAAGAGTCTTATGCGTCTAAGTTGGCTGAGTCAACTGAATCCGCACAGGAAGCACTGGTTGAAAAAGTAGATTCGTATCTGAACTATGTTGTGGAATCTTGGATGAAAGAACATAAGTTAGAAGTCGAAGCTGGTTTGCGTACTGAGATTGCAGAGTCTTTTATGTCATCGTTATACGATGTCTTCGTGGAACATCATGTCGAAGTTCCTGAATCTAAAGTTGATTTAGTTGATGAACTGGCAGAACAGGTTGAAAAACTTACTGCACAGCTCTCTGAATCTGTTGACCGTGGTATTGAACTTTCTAAATCGATACATGCACATGAACGTGCAGATTTAATCGCAGAAGCGACAGTCGGAATGACTGAAATCGATGCAGAAAAATTCAGGGGTCTTTTAGAGGAAGTTGATTTTACTGATGCTGAAACTTTCACATCCAAGATTGATACAATCAAGGAATCTTACTTTAAAGTGAAGACTGTTAAGCCAGAAGAAGAACTTCTGACGGCCGAAACTCCAGTTGACACAAAACTTACTCCGAGCATGTCGGCATATGTCACTGCTCTGAAAAATCAAGAAAACTTTTAAGAGGAAATAAATATGTTTGGTTCAAAACATTTAATGGAAAAATGGGGTCCTGTGCTTGATGCAGAAGGAACTCCTGAAATCAAGGATGCTCATAAAAAAGCAATTACGGCAGTAGTCCTTGAAAACACAGAAAAGGCTCTGGCAGAAGAACGTCAGCAGTCTGGTTTCATGTCAGAAGCAATTGCTAATAACAATACTGGCAATGTTGCTAATTGGGACCCGATTCTGATTTCGTTGGTTCGTCGTGCTATGCCGAATATCATTGCATATGATATCGCTGGTGTTCAGCCGATGACTGGTCCTACTGGTCTTATCTTTGCTATGAAGAGCAAGTATAAAAATGCTGCTGTTGGAGCTAGCACTAGAGTCCCGACACATGCGGATCTGGCAGCTGGTCTTGTTACACAGGCACAGTTTGATGCTAAAGCATCAATTGCAGTTGGTGCACTAACAGCAGATCAGGAAGCATTGCATAACAGACCTGATACGTCTTTTTCTGGCACAGATCATGGTCTTGATCATACTCATGGTATTGCAACAGCAACAGCAGAAACTTTGGGTCAGTCTGGTAATCTCTTTGGTGAAATGGCATTCAGTATTGAAAAGACTTCTGTAGAAGCGAAATCTCGTGCTCTGAAAGCAGAATACACGATGGAACTGGCACAGGATCTTAAAGCAATCCATGGTCTGGATGCTGAATCTGAATTGGCTAATATTCTTAGCACAGAGATCTTGAATGAAATCAATCGTGAAATCATTGAAAAGGTCAATATGGATGCTAAACGGGGTATATCTACCACAGTAGCTGATAACGTTTTTGACCTTCGAGTCGCAGCGGCAGCAGGTAATGATGGTCGTTGGGCAGTTGAACGGTATAAGAACATGTTGGTATTTCTTGACTTCCAGTGCAATACGATTGCTAAGACCACTCGTCGTGGTCGTGGTAACTTCATGATTTGCTCTAGCAATGTTGCTAGTGCATTAAGCATGACTGGCGCATTGGAATATGCACCAGCATTGACTACTGGTTTGACAGTTGATGATACTGGCAGTTTGTTTGCTGGTGTTATTAATGGTCGTGTCAAGGTATTCATTGACCCGTATGCAGATACGGATTATATTACAGTTGGGTATAAGGGAACCAATCCGTATGATGCTGGTTTCTTCTATTGCCCATACGTTCCGTTGCAGATGATGAGGACTATTGGTCAGGACGACTTCCAGCCCAGAATTGGTTTCAAAACCCGTTATGGTATGGTTAGTAATCCTTTCGTTGCTGTTGCCAGTAACGTAGACACGAATTGGAGTAATGATTACTTCAGACATTTTGGTGTAAAAAATCTGTAGTAGTTAGTATCTCTGAAATAAAGGAGGGATGCTTCGGCATCCCTTTTTTTTGTCTTATAAATAGTGGTATAGGAGGAATCGTACAATGGCAGATAAAGCAACAGATAATGTAAATTTTCTTTCACCACTTAACTTCAAGGTCGTGGTAGGAAGAATTCCGAATGTAGAATATTTCTGCATAGGGGTAACAGTTCCTGCCATGCAACTTACGCCTGCTGAGTATGCTACTCCTGGTAGAACTCTACATATGTATTCGGATAAACTTAATTTCACTGAACTAATTGTTCAAGTAGTAATTGACGAAGATTTAGAAAATTATAAAGAAATGCTTGACTGGACCAAAGAAATAGTGTATAATAGTGATAAAGAACCATTAAAAAAATCTAGTGATATAACTGTTATGATATTAAGTTCACATAATAATACAGTGCGTAAAATAAGATTTACTGATGCATGGCCCACCAGTATAGGTGATCTAACATTTTCCTCTACGACACCAGATGTGGAGTATGTTATCGCAACAATGACCTTCGCTTTTACTGATATGGTCCTGGAGTAGTATGCAAAATATTGAAGATGTACTTAAAGAATGGAAAATTGACTCAGTAATAAACACAATGGCATTGGACGATGAGTCCATAAAGACAGCATCCCTTCATGCCAAGTATCTTGAAATGCTTGTTACTGCTAAACTGGAACTCAAATATTTTGAGGCACAGTTAGAAATAAAATTCAAGAACAAGTGGCTTTATTATTCTGGAAAGATGGATAAAGGCACCGTAGAAAAAATGGGATGGGACCCTGACCCCTTTGATGGTCTAAAGATAATGAAGTCTGATCTGGATTATTATTATAAATCCGACCCAGACTTACAGGCATTGAACTCGAAGATTGATTTAGCAAAGACAATCGTTGACACTCTTGACGAGATAATCAATACTATTCGTTGGCGGCATTCTACAATAAAGAACATTATAGATTGGCGGAGATTTACATCTGGTGGATAAAATTGTTGTTCATCGAAAAAATCATGCCTACCTTTCCATCGAAACCACTGTTTCGGTAGAGGCAGAGTTACAGGAACATTTCTGTTTCTTTGTTCCTGGATATAAATTCACTCCTGCCTATAAAAAGAAATATTGGGATGGCAAGTATAGAATATATAACTTCCAGAAAAAGGAATTGCCTATTGGTCTATTTCCATATCTCGTAAAGTTTTCCAAGGAAAGGGACTACGAGTTAATGGAGGAGGACTCCGATTACGGTCCTGTCGATACTAAAAATAATTTAGACCTAGATTCTCTGGTTTCATTTGTAAAATATTTAAACATTACATCCAAGGGTCGTGAGATTACTGCCCGTGAATACCAGATCCGTGGCATCCTTCATGCCATAAACAATAAGAATACCTTGCTAATGTCTCCTACGGCATCAGGGAAATCATTGATAATCTATATCATCTTGAGATGGTATTTCCAGACACACAATGCATGGAAGAAAATATTGATAGTGGTTCCTACCACTTCCCTAGTAGAACAAATGTATTCCGACTTTGCTGATTATTCTGCCAAGGATGACACATGGGACATAGAAGATAATGTTCACAGGATTTATCAGGGGCACCAAAAGAATACCTCCAAGGGCATAGTGATTACGACATGGCAATCTATCTTTAAGATCCCTAGTAAATGGTTCGAGGACTATGGAATGATTGTAGGTGATGAGGCACACACCTTCAAGGCAAAATCATTGATATCTATTATGTCTAAACTCCGTGATGCTGATATGAGGATTGGCACCACAGGAACCGTGCCAGATGCATCAAGTGAATGCCACAGACTGATTTTAGAGGGGCATTTTGGTCCTATATATAAAGTAGTAACAACAAAACAATTAATGGATGCAGGGACCCTTGCTGCACTGGAGATAAATGTTCTGTTACTGGAATATCCAGAAGAAATCCGACATGCCCTGAAAAAGGCAACTTATCATGAAGAGATTGAGTTCCTTGTATCGAACACCAAGAGAAATAATTTTATAAAGAATTTGGCCTTGGATCAGGATGGCAATACGCTTGTATTATTCAATTTAGTGCAGAAGCACGGTATACCTCTATACAATCTGATAAATGACTCTGTGAAGACAGAAAGAAAAGTATTCTTTGTCTCTGGTGAAACCCCAACAGATGATAGAGAGAGAATACGATTACTAACAGAACAAGAAAAGAACGCTATAATCGTTGCGAGTCTAGGAACATTTAGCACAGGTGTGAATATCAAAAATTTACATAATATCATATTTGCAAGTCCGAGCAAGTCCCAGATAAAGGTGCTTCAGTCCATTGGTCGTGGTCTCAGAAAATCTACCACTGGACAAGAGACTCAGGTATTCGATATAGCAGATGATCTGCATTTTCGTAAAAGGAAGAATTATACACTAAATCATTCGGCAGAGCGAATAAAAATATATGCTCGGGAAAAGTTTACCTATGACTTCTACAAGGTGCAGTTATGAATGAACCTGATATTCGCCAATTCAAATTGATGAATGGAGAATCTATTATTGCCTATGTGAATAAGGAGGATGATAGTGGATTCATGTTAGAAATTCCATTTGAAATACATAAAAACTCTGAAAGTAATACTGCCGAATTTTCATTATGGATGCATATGACAGACTTTACTGATAATGTATATGTCCAAAAATGTAATATCATTGGATATGGTGATGCGAACTCTGTATTTAAATATCAATATATACAGATGATGACTAGATTGACAGAGGATAGTAATGATTATGATAATCCACCAGCTGAACTTGAAATAAATGATGATAGTACAGAAGAAGAACGTGAAGAGATTTGTGTTCGTCCACAGGGAGGACCCACTGTGCATTGACAGTGTTCATCCTGCCCGTAACACAAGTGTTATTATAGCACGTTACCAGAAAAAAGTCAATAGGGGGAGTGACAAATGTAATGAAATGTGACAGATGCCTAAAGGAAGTGCCCGAAAAGAGGATACGCAAGTGCAGATCGCCAGTATCGTCTAAGATAAGCTTGTATTGTATTAATTGTTACAGTGTTTTTAACAAAGTATTTTCAGAGTGTTATGAGGAATTGCTTGACAAATGAGTTAGATTAGTGTATAATAGGGGGTAATATGGAAAGAAAACATTATTTAGATAATAAAGAGTTCTCGAAAGCAGTAGTCGAGTATGTCGATAGATGTAACGAGGCTCGTGAGAATGAACAACCACTACCACAGGTGACAGATTATATTGCAGAATCTTTTATGGCAATATCATCAAAATTGAGTAATCGTTCCAACTTTGCCCGATACACATATAAAGATG